GAGAAAGGGTGCGACCCACACGCCCAAGCCTTCATCCCGCTAAATTCGCTCGACAAGGAACCTCAAGCCAAATTTGATTGGACAGTTCAAAAGTTAAAAGACGTTTGCCGATGGACAAACGCCTGGATGTGGAAAAAGGTGAAGTTTGAGGATTACGACCGGCACATGAAAACGAGTAAAGTCGGTGAGATAGCGGCCCGAAGGATGAGCCAAGAGGTTTTACTTTGAGTCTCGCAACCATAAACCAAGGCATCTCAACTTTCCTAACGCTCTTAAACGATGGCGTAATCGAAAACGGTTTAGGCGGCTCAATAGGCAAAGCGAAGATGCGAGACCCTAAGAACACGCAACAGTGGGGCATGAAGGGACGCAAGCCGGGGATGAGAAAACCGAACAAGATGGGCGAATACAAGCCGATTCACACTTTCACAGGGGAAAGGCTTTAATGATGAATACGCCACAAGACGTGAAAAGAGCGCTGTTAGGGATACCGCCTCAAGTGAAGTGCAACCACCAAGGATTCATCGTGCCCACGCTGTTAATCCCACATTTAATCGAAGTGCCGCCACAAGAAAAGCCGGTGGAAGGCGAGGCCCCCAAAGCGCCCGCGGTCGTTCAACTCTACAAAACCATGACGGCCTCTTGTGTAAGATGTGGACAAGTGTTTAACTTTGGAGTGCCGCCAGCGCCGGAAGCGGTCGAGAAGGCCCCGGAGGTTGCACCATGAAGAAAATACCACTTCAAGAAATGTGTATCGGTCAACGGCACGTTTACGATAGTCATCTTTTAGAAACTACTAAGCCGGTTTTGAGATCATTAAGAATTTTGGAGGGAGTAGACCGTCAGCTTTTGTCTATAAGTGAAAAATGCGTAGAAGTAGGTTTAACGGATTTAAAAGACCACATTGTGACGGTTGAAATATCTATTACGCCTAATTTCTTGGATGACGCTCGGAAAAAGTATTTTAATTTATGCATGGCGGCTTCCGCTATGTTTGAAGCGTTGAAAATGCTTGTTGCGGAAGGTAGCAAGGAAGGCCACATTGATCATGGGACTTATTCAGAAGAGGTAACGGGGGAATGTACCGATGAATGCCGGGCCGTTCAATTAGCCATTAAGAAAGCAGAGGGAAAATAATGAGCCATTTCATTCTATTATTTTGCGTCCTCTTTGGGGGATTCTTGGCATGGGCTTGGTGGATAAAAGCGCATACCGGCGATGACTTTGACGCCTTGCGGATTATCTTTGACCCAGTTTTTCAACGTGAATCGAGCGCTCAAATGGCCGAAACACGCCGCCAAGCATTTCAACGTTTTCAAATGAATAACGTGGCTTACGGCATGAACACCCAACAGCAGTTTATAAGGCCGTGGGAGCGCATTTACGTTGATGAAATCGCCGCCTTTACCGATAAGCAATACAAGTATTTATCGGATAAAATGAAACCGTAGTTCCGGGCCGTCCAAGGTGTGAGAAGCCGGGAGCGGTATGGAGATTCAAGGACCGTCGTTGGCCTTGAGTTTGGGGCCGCTCCCCGAAGCCCGGTTGAAAGGTGAGAGATGACAGTGAAAGAATTGATTGAAAAGCTTAAGGACTTACCCGCCGAAACCCAGGTTTATGCCGAAGATTCTCATACTTGGGAAAGAGAAAATCCTGTTTCTGGAACTGAATGGCGTGAATTGGAGAGACTGGGTAAAACGACAGTTCTTTGTATTCTGACGGATAGAAGGTGAGAGATGGCAAATCCTTTGAAAGATAAATCACGCCAAATCAAAGAAATTCTATATGACCGTCTTAAAGAATTGATTTGTGAAGCGGACGCAAACGAGCGCAAAATGGCCGAATACTCCGATAAAGCCCTGGAAGCTCAAGGAAGCTTGGAAGACATGGCCCGTTGGAGAAACGCCTTCCTCGGGGAAAAGACCGTCCATAACTGCCGTGTGAATGAAATCAATTTTTTGCGGGAAGTGCTTGAACATTCCGGAGATGGTCCGAATTGGAAACCCACAACCAAAGTGAATGAGCGGGTTGATTTGATCGTAACGATTGGTAAAAAGCTATGATTCGCCATAACCTACCAGGATGTGGGGACATGGGATCGAGACCGGTTTTACAGCCACGGAACAGCGAGAGGATAAAACGTGCCCGGAAAAGGTAGGCCATTTCAAAAGGGAATTTCAGGGAATCCGAAAGGAAAGCCTAGGCTCCCTGAGGAAGTAAAAGCCTTGCGCCGCCTTACGATTCAAGAGCTTAACGAGGTTGTGGGGCTTACCCTTCGATGCTCTTTCGATGAACTGATAGCGATGAAAGAAGATCCCAAAGCAACGGTTATCCAGCGAATGGCCGCCGCGCTTGCTCATTCAACCATCAAAAGCGCCAACACCGCCGCATGGAACGCCTTACTTGAACAATTCAGGGGAAAACTCAAAGAAAAGATTGAAATGACGGGGAATCAAGTGCAAGTCGTTAAAGTCCAGCTTCCACAGAAACGAAAAATTGAGTGACGAACCAAAGATATTTTATCAGCCTGGGCCTCAATTCGAGTTTGGGGCTACTTCGGCCGACGTTGCGATTTATGGCGGGGCCGCCGGGGGTGGCAAGTCCCGCGCTATTGTCATGGAGCCGCTTCAACACCTAGATAATCCTTACTTCAAGACCGTCATTTTCCGAAGAACCACGACCCAAATCCGAAACGCTGGAGGACTTTGGGACGAGAGCCGCAAAGTTTACCCTTTCGTAAACGGTGAATCGAACGAATCCTATCTTCAATGGAAATTCCCTTCCGGCGCCACCGTTAAATTTGCGGGTCTTGAGCATGACAATTCCGTCCTGGACTTCCAAGGAAGCCAAATTCCGCTTATCCAATTCGATGAATTGACAATGTTTTCCGAGTATCAATTCTGGTTTATGTTCTCCCGTAACCGTTCTGAATCAGGCGTCCCAGGTTATATCCGCGCTACTTGCAACCCTGACCCCGATTCATGGGTGAGAAAATTCGTGGATTGGTGGATAGGAAAAGATGGATTTCCGATTCAAGAAAGATCGGGGAAAATACGCTGGTTTATTCGTGTAAACGAGGTTTTGGTATGGGGGGACACCAGGGAAGAATTGATAAAAAAATACGGTAAAGGGGAGGACATTCAGCCTAAGAGCGTGACCTTTATCCCGGCGCGGCTTGAAGATAACCAGATTTTAATGAAAAACGACCCGTCCTACCGTTCCAACCTACTTGCAATGGGCAAAGTGGAAATGGAGCGGCTTCTCAAGGGAAATTGGAACATAAAACCAACGGCCGGGGACATGTTCGACCGCAACCGCTTTGAGATCGTGGAAGCCTTACCCGCAGGCTGGATAGACCAAATCCGCTTTTGGGACAAGGCTGGGACAAAGCCACGGGAAGGATTGGCGGTGCCAGATTGGACAGTGGGCCTAAAAATGCTAAAGTATCCCAACGGGCTTTACATCGTTTCCCACGTCGAGCGATTCCAGGATGAACCAGGGGAAGTGAACGAGGCCATTAAAAATATAGCGAAACAGGATGGGGTTTCGTGTAGGATAAAAGAGCAACAAGATCCTGGCCAGGCGGGGAAAGAGGAAGCGCAAAACTTTACCAAGATGCTTGGGAGTTTCATTGTCCATACCCAGCCCTTTTCCAAGAACAAGGTTTTAAGGGCGGCCCCGGTTCGTGCCCAAGTATTCGCCCGGAACATCAAACTTTTGCGGGGACCGTGGAACGAAGCCTTTCTCTCGGAACTGGATTCCTGGACCGGCGACAAAGACGAAGTAGATGACCAAATCGACGCTTTCAGTGGGGCCTATAACGACTTAGCGGGAGTTCCAACCATGAGCATGGAAGCGGTGAATCGACAAGCCCGTATTTTAGGGAGACGTTAATTGCCAACTGAAACCCAGTACAAGAAAATACTCATGCCTAGTGGTGACGTGGCCTCATTGGTGGGTGAAGATAGAACATACCGCAATCCGATCATCAACGATAAAAACCTAGTTTCAAACGTCCAAGGGGCTATGGGATTCTGGCAGACCAACCCTTTCGCGGGGCCGCAATCAGCGAACATGCCGGGACAGTCTATCCTTTCCGATATTGACACCTTTAACAAGAACCTCCGCTATTACTTCGTTTCCCAATTCAGGCAGACACTTTCCCAAGCTTACGTTGAATATGGGCTTGTCCGCACGATCATTGACGTTCCCGTGGAAGACGGCTATCGCGGGGGCGTGACGTTTAAGACCGACGAACTGGACGAAGAAGACCTTATCAAGCTTTTAAAGCACATGAAGCGCCGTGGGGACTTCCAATGCTCGATGCGAGGGCAGAAGTGGGGTTCGTTGTTCGGCGGGGGTGGAATTATCTGTTTCGTGAGCGACCAAGACCCCGAAGAACCGCTTGACCTTTCCAAGATAGGGCCAAACTCTAAAATCGAGTTCCGGGCCGTGGACTTGTGGGAACTGTCACCCAATAACATGAACGTGAATGAAGGCGACCCGGCGCAACAGAATCTTAATTACGATTGGTTCCAGTATTACGGCGAGAAGGTCCACAAGACTCGGGTGAAGATGACGTTTGGCGAGGAAGTCCCAAGCTTTGTGCGGCCACGGTTGCGGGGGTGGAAGGCTTCCAAGGTCGAGCGCCTTATCCGGTCAATCAACCAATACCTCAAGCGGACTGATTTAGTTTTTGAAGTGCTGGACGAGTTTAAACTTGACGTTTTCATGATCGAAGGCTGGAAGCAGTCTTTGGCGACCCCTGAAGGCGAGGCCTTGGCCCTCAAACGGATTCAATACGCCAACGGGCGAAAGAACTACCTTCACGCCACTATCCTTGACGTTTTGGACAAGTTTGAACAAAGGATGTTGAACTTCTCAGGACTTGCGGAAGTGGGCGAGGATGGACGGCTTCAAATAGCGTCCGACATGAGAATGCCCCTCACGAAAATCTTTGGTATCAGCGCCCAGGGATTCAATGCCGGCCAGGAAGACCTCGAAAACTATAACATGATGGTCGAGGCCACGGTACGGGAAGCGGCAAGTGACATCGTTATTTGGATGGCTGAAATTCGATGCGCTGAACTATTCCAGGTTATCCCCGAAGACCTTGAGGATGAATGGAAACCTTTGCGGGTGATGACTTCACTCGATGAGCAAACGGTCAAGACGGGCAAGGCCACGATTATCGACAACGCCCGCAACCGCGGCGATATAACCCTTGAAGAGTACCGGGACGCTGTGAATGCCGGGAAACTGATGGACGTGAAGCTTGAAAACTCACCCGCAATCTTGACCGAACTCGAAACTGTTCAAGAAGAAAAGACGGCGGCCGCCACGGATGAGAAAGGTGGTGAAGCTGGCAAAAGCGGTGGGAAAGCTGCCGAAGTACCGAGCGCCAAGGATGCCCCGAAGAAAGGGAAAGCGGTCGGCAATCTATTCCAGCGCATTATGAACGCCGTGGGAGTCCAACCAGGCGGGAAGTATATGTTCGAGTTTAAGAAACTCAAGAACGACAAAGACCCCGAACATGTGGAGACTTACGAAAACCTCAAGGATGAATACGAACACGATCACGGGACTTTTGAAATGACGAACGAGGAAGCGTGGGCGGCTCATGTTGAAAATGGGCCGATATGGAAAAAGGCGAAGGAAGCGGTTCAAAAGGAGTACGGGGAAATACGCTGGCCGGTAGTTCAATATTTGTACAAAAAGCTAGGAGGGTAGGCTATGGCGCAAGAGTTTGGATTCTTAACTTTGGACACGCTGAAACACGCAATCATCAAGGACCGCCTCAAGAGCTTCAATGGGAATCAGACCAAGACGGCGCAGTCCCTTGGAATCAGCCGGGTTACGCTGGACAAAGCCATCGAGGACTACGAAAAGAAAGACGCCGCCGAGAAGGCCACCATCGAAGCCAATCAAGCCAGGTTAAACCTCATTTACAAACAGACCAGGGGAAGCGGTTGGGAATTTGACCCAAACACCGGAGACAGCTTTCCGGTTAAGACCGAGGGAATCCCGCCCGTGAAGTTGTTCAAGCGTCCCGATGAAACGGAACCTTTGGCGACCGAAGCCACACGAGTCAATGATCAAATCCGACAAGGCACTCAACTACTTCGTGACCCGAAAGCGCCGCCCGACCGTTCTGGAAATAGCGTGGTGAACATCCAGACCGAGGCCACGAAAGAGCATGAGCGTTTTAAAGGACTCGACTTGACGCCGCTATCCGTGAGGAAAGGGTTAGATCACCGAGGACAGGACACGCAAGCCAAGCCGCAAGAGAAGCCTAAAGCCGAAAAGCCAAAGGGCAAGCGTGAGAAGGCAGGAAGGAAGGCCTCATAATGGCAGCTTTAGTTAAAGTCTTTAAAGTAAAGGTGATTAGGACAACTATGGATAAATTGAAACCAGGTGAACTTTTCTTTTTAAGAGATACTGGAATCCAAGACAATGATTTAGTTATTTATAAAACCTTAGGAAAGCCTGAAAAGCTTGATGGAAAAAGAAAGTTCCGTGTGCCCGCAATTCGGTTGAAATGATTATCCGCAAACTCTCGCCCGTTCGTGCCCCATCCTTTGAACTCCAAGCCATAGAGAAACGTCTCAAGGCTTTGTGGTGGGAGTTATTCTTCAAGCCGTTACTTCAAGGCGAGAACCTGCCCGAAGAAATCAAGAATGAAACGCCGGCCTATCCAGCCATTGAACTCGCCTTATCCAGTGGACGCCTCACTTTCAACAATGGAATATTTTCGGGAAAGTTCAACGCCGCCGTATCGCGTGAACTGAAAAAACTTGGCGCTTGGTGGCAATCGAAGGACTCTACTTTCCACTTGGCGACCGATAAAATACCAGTCCAAATCACCCGGGCGATCGAACTCAGCGAAACCCGTTTTGTAAAGAAGCTGGACAAATTAGACGCAAAACTTGTAAACATTCTGGACAAAAAGGTCTGGAAGCAATTTTCTTTGACGGATTTATTTGACAAAGCAATCTTTCGGATGGATAAAGAGTTCAGGAAGAATGTCGAGACCGTAACGATTCAACCCAAGGTCACGGACTTCCAAGCAAAAAAGATTTCCGAAGAGTGGGAGGACAATCTCGAACGGGACATAAAAAAGTTCACCGAGAAACAAGTCCAAGACCTTCGGGCCTTAATCAAAGAGTCCTACTTCAAAGGCGATAGGTACGGCTCACTGATAAAGGCGATTCAAAAGATCAAGAACGTTTCCGACACGAAAGCGGAGTTCTTAGCGAGGAACGAAACCCGAAACCTCGCGGCGGCCTACCAAGGCGCAAGATACGTTGAAGCCGGGATTCCAGGGTATCACTGGCATGCAGTAGCGGGAACGATAGACCACCCAACCCGCCACCGGCACAAGGAACTTTCGGAGATGTCGGCCAAGGGAAAAGTTTTTTACTGGGATGACCCGCCCAGGACGACAGAGGAAGGGCAACCGGCCCGGTACAACAATCCGGGGGAAGATTATAACTGCCGATGCTCGGCGACCCCGGTTTATGAGGGGAAAAAGTAAATGGGCCTCGGACAACGCTTTTACGTGATGCACATTTGCGAAGGGGTGGCGAACTACCCCGAAAACGAGGAGATGCTTTTAATCCGTGAAGAAGCCCTTCGACGGATGGACCCTACGATGGAAATGGTCCCAGTGGTTTTTAACATGGACCACTTAACCTTGGAGCAGGGCGAAGAAATAGCAAGGTCCAAGAAAAAAGGGGCCAACATTGAAGGAGTGGCGAGGAAGTCCTTCTTCAATGAGTTTGATGGGCGCCACTGGGCAGAGATTTTAGTTTGGGACGAAAAGGCTCTTGCGGCAATCAACGGCGGCGGTTACGGAGTTTCTAACGCCTACGTGATAACTGGAAAGGCCCCAGGTGGTGAGTACCACGCCACGCCTTACGATGTGGAAGTGATGGACGGGGAATACGACCACATCCTGATTACGAATATACCCCGGTACGAAGAGTCAAAAAGCATCGGGTTCTTGACGCCGGAACAATTTCAGGCGTATAACGAGAAGCGGAAAGAGCAATTAGCTTTAGTCACAAATTCAAAGGAGTCGTCCATGGCTTTCAAATTGTTCGAGCGCAAAGCGGTTGATGGGTTCAAAGGATTCGAGGGGCAGGAAGTCGAACTTCCGAAATCCAAAAAGACTGTTTTGATTACCAACGTCCTTAATGCCGCCGACGAGCAAATGGCGAAAGAGGAATCGGGCGATATGTACGCCAACATGGACCACAAGGTCAAGCTGTTCGATAACTCCATCTGCAACGTGGGCGAACTTCACGAGAAGTATAAGGCGGCCATGGAAGAGAACAGCCGCTTGAAAAACGAAAACGCCGAATGGGAAAGCGTCGCAGATGGAAACGACGACATTCACAAAAACGAAACGCCAGAAGAAAAGGCTGAGCGTGAGAAGAAAGAAAACGAGGCAAAGGAAAAAGAAAAAACCGAGAACGAAGCCAAAGAAAAAGAGAAGATGGACAACCAAAAACGCATCAAGGAAAAGGCTGAGCGCATCCGCAATGCCCATGTTCTCCATGACTCCAAAGTCAATATGGACGATGACGAAATCCAGCCCGAAATCAAAATGCAACGTGACCGGGTTGTGAACCACCAAGTAACCGAGAAGAAGTAGGCATGGACCCGAAGCTGAAGGCGGCATTAAAGATTATCCTTCAGCACTTGCAGGGAATTGTAGCGGAGTTGAAAAAAGTAGTGGAGTAAGTTTAAGCAGAATGCTTTAGGAAACCATCGGCAACCCCGTAAGGGAATCGCCGGTTTCTCCCTCCTCAAGTCTCCTGAAAGGGTCTTAGACCCATAATCTCAGGAGGTTTCTCATGGCTGTCACCGCAGGCGCACTCTCAATCGTGAAAGTTACCGCAACTCAAGCCCAGCTTTTAAGCGCGGCGGCCACTGGCGGAACCGGCCCATATACCTATCAGTGGTACGTTTCTTTCTCCATCGGCTTTACTGCCGGAACTTCTTATCTCATCCCTGGCGCAACCACCCTGGCTTACACCTATACCGGCATGCTTCCGGCCACGGATTATTATTTCGCCGTGATTGCCACGGACACCGGAGCCGGGTCCGCAACTTCCACTTCTTCAACCTTGACGGTCTTGACGAACGCTGGAACTCAGCAAGAAATAAACCAGTTCCAACAAACGCCTACCTTGGGGCAGATCACCTCAAGCCTGAATACGGGGACACGTTCCGCCGTTGTGGACGGTTCTTATTCCACCACTTCCAGCTTTCCTCCGGGCACAGCCTTGAAACAAGTCAATGCCGATAATTTCACGGCGGGTGAAGGGCTTAACACTATCCCTCACGTTGTTCCTTGTACTTCTGCAACTGCCGATACGGTCTTTGGTTTCGCCCAGTATTCCATGAAAGACCAAGTTTTTATCACAGGTTCACCGCTTGAGGCTTCTCAATCTGGGAATACGCAATGGCTCATGGCGACAGCTTCCGGGAACGCAGGCGCCCCGGCCATGCTGGACGTGACGATTCCTGGCGGTGTAACCCCGATCACCGGAAACTCGGACGTGGTTGTCGGTAACTTCATTGACCAGCCGACTGTCGGAAACTTGGTTCGAGTGGCTATTAACTTGGTGCCTCGTACCACGGCCTAAGAAAAATTCGTGAAGTTTTGAAGTTGAAAAAAAGATTTTAAACGCAGTCAAAAAATTGGAGGTAGCAAGATGGCATTAGTTCTTAACAAACTGGGAAAGCCGCTCCGTCACATCATTCGGAATCGCAAGACGGGGGAACCTGTCATCTTGAATAAGCGGGAACAAAAGACCGCCGATTACCAAGAGGACTACATCAAGAACGTCCTCGGCTTCGATGTTCCCATTACCACCATGACGACAATCGCCAGGGAAATCACGGAACAGGTTTTCTACGAAATCGACCCGACCCTTTACGTCCCGACCGTAGAAGGTCAAGGCGCATGGTCCGATCAAATTCTGACCTACCGTTCTTATCAAATCGGAGACAGCTTCGAGACTGGCATTTCCAACATGGCGCAGAACAATGCCCGCATCGAGAACGTTGATGCTGGTATCGACTCCGTGAAAATCCCGGTTTACTTGTGGGACAAGACAATCACCTGGTCCATTCCCCAAATGGAAATGGCGGCCAAGGCCGGAAACTGGGATTTGATTGGGACTCTTGAGGAAAGCCGCAAGACCAACTTTGACTTGGGTATTCAGCGCATCGCCTTCTTGGGAGGCCAAGGATTCCAGACGATTCAATCCAACATGTACGGGCTTTTGAATCTCCCGAACGTTAATGTAGATACCTCGGTCTTCACAGCGGCGGGTAACGTGGAAATCAGCGCCATGTCCGTGACCCAGTTGAACACTTTCGTCGCCAACCTCGTGAACGTCTACCGTATCAACTCAAACCGTACTGCGTGGCCGACCCACTTCTACGTGCCGGAAGACGACTATATTGGCATGGGAGGAACTCAGTATTCCCCGACCTTCCCGATTGGGACTACGTTGGAGATTTTGGAGAAGGCTTTCAAGAAACAAATCCCGAACGGCGGATTTAAGGGTATCTTGCCCATTGCCTATGCGATTCCAGCCAACAGTTTCGGGGCCTTGTCAGTTCACACCTATATGCTCGTGAACCACAACGTCAAGACTTTCAACATGCAGTTGCCGGTTCCTTATACTACGACCGTCCCGAACAGCCTGAACAACTTCCAGCTTCAAGACGTGGGGTATGCCCAGTTCACCGGAGTTCAGGCGATCAAGCCTCGGGAACTCTGCTACTTCACGGGGACTTTCTAAGACTCAAAAAAACTTAAACGGCTGAAAAGGGGGGCGGGATTCAGGGTCCCGTCCCTTTTTTGTTTCAGGAGAAATATGGCGCTTTCAATCGGTTCACCAATCCAAGTCGCTTTGACGGACACCACGGCCAGTCTTTCGGTTCCAGTGGCCACTGGTGGAACTGCGCCTTATTCCTATCAATGGTATCGGGATACTTCTCCTACATTCACGCCTTCAAGCGCCAACATTCTTACGGGCCAAACGGCCACGACTATCATTGACGGTGCGGCCCCTAATCCGCTTCAACCCAATACCATTTATTATTATGCCGTTGTTGTTACGGACGCGACAACTCCGACGCCTTTGTCGGTTACGTCTTCCGTTCTCGGAATATGCACTCAATCCCAAGGAAACACGCTTTGGACGAATCCGGCCGTCACCGACTTCCAGAACTTTTACTATCGGGACTTCCCTTATGGGCCGAATATCAACACTCAAGTAACTAACACGGACATCTTGAAGGCTTACCAACAGGCAAACCTATCCATCAACCAAATCAACTATTTGAAGCAAGGATCTTACACCCAAGGTTATCTATGGCTTTCAGCTCATCGGCTCTGCGTGAACATCAATAACAGTTCCCAAGGCCTCAACGGACAATTCAACTGGGGCGAACAATCAAAGAGCGTTGGGGGCGTCTCGCAATCCTTCGCCATTCCCGAACAAGTCACCAAGAATCCTGTATTCGCGGCTTTCACGAAAACCACTTATGGGGCTGACTATTTGATGGACCTTTTACCGAGACTGACCGGGGCCATGGGTTCCGTTGCCGGCCACACTAAACCTTAACGAGGATTTATGGAATTTGAACCGGACAATATAAACCTCGAACCTTTGGAACGCTTCATAAAAGCGGTCAAGTCTAAGAATCCGCCCTATGCCAAAATCGGGATTCTAGGGACAACGGCACAACGCTCGAATGGGAAATCCACCAATGCGGAGATAGGTGCGGCCCATGAATACGGCTCACCCGAACACGGTTTGCCTATCAGGTCTTTTTTGAGAATGCCCCTTTCAACCCGATTGCCTAAGACCTTGGAGAATACTCCGCTTTTAGGGGACGACAAACTGAAAGAAGTCATCAAAGAGGGCACGTTCCGGCCTTGGATGGAAACTATCGCCACTTTAGCCGAAGGGGTTTCCAAAGAGTCGTTTGATTCCAATGGATTCGGGACTTGGGAAGAACTTGACGCCGATTACGCCGAATGGAAAGACCAATGGTTTGGAACCGATCAAATTCTTGTGGCGACCGGGCAACTCCGGGACTCGATAACACATGAGGTAGTGGTCCCATGATAACGCAAGGAACCATCCAAAACGGAGCAAACCGGCCCATTAACTCGAATCAAGGATTCATGCCTCAAATGCAGGGAGGACTTCAAGGCTATTACCAGCCCATGACATTTGTTTCCATCGGAAAGTTTTTGGATACCGGCTTCGTCTATGAAGTGGGAGAACCTATTAACTTCCGAGGCGTGATGATTCCCTACAAGCCGCGCCAACTGGACATCAAAAGACAGGGGCAACGGCGCTGGAAGTGGTGGACTTTGTTTTGTACGCCCGAACTGATTTTAGCGATTGACGACGGGGTGATTGACAACTTTGAGGCCCAGTTTCGTTGCGCCAACTCGCTGGACTATTCGAGAAACGGATTCATGGAATATACGCTTATTCAAGATTTCATGGGGACTATCAACAACTTGGTTTATGACAACAGCGGGAACGTGACGGATGACAATAGCCAAAACGCCTCGCATCTTCCAAATGTGGTGACGGAATGAGCCTTTTACTCCAGGGGACAAAATCGGCTTTAGCGCCTAACCTAACGGCCTCTTTTGGGGCTAGTGGTGGAGTTGCGCCTTACGTTTATTCGGTCAATGGTCGAGGAACTATCAATTCCTCAAGCGGGCTTTATACGGCACCGTCCACCGTGGCAAACTCCGTTCCTTTCTTTGATACCGTGACAGTAACGGATTCGACGGGCGCAACTGATTCAACCACGATTATCTGCGGAACTCCCTGGATGCTTTTGCTTGAAATTATCCAACGGACTTTGAACCTGGACAAGTCGATGATCTGGTTTGAGAACCAGAAGTTCTTTGAGCCTACAAACGCTATGGCGGGCATGTGGGTTGTCCTGATGTTCCCGAATTTGAAAACCTTTGCCTCTGGACTTCACCCGGCTGGGGCGGTTGTTCCTCCGGGACTTGGACCGGGATGGGACCAAACGGAAAGCTGGGCGAATTTCAGCGGGCCCGTGGACATCAACCTTTTCTCGCGTGACTTATCCGCCTTGAATCAGAAAGAGCAAGTCATCCGGGTTTTAAACGGCCCTTATTCACGCTTCCAGCAACAGGCAAACAGTTTCTATATCGCCAGGATACCTCATGCCGTCAATGATCTTTCGACCCAGGACGGCTCAGCTATCCCTTGGCGCTTCGTGATTTCCGTTGAAATGCAGTACGCAACCAACAAGGTTTTCGGCTCGGATTACTACGATCAAATCCCTGTCCCGCAAATCGTAACTAACGTTTAAAGGAGCTTAAAATGGCGACGACAGTATTTCCTCTAACGACGGTCGTGAATGTCTCGGTGGCGACCCCACCTACGGCTGTCAATGAATACAACACGAGCAACTTGGCGATCATCACTACCGAGGCCCCGAATCTTGGGACATTCGGTTCACTTGGATATGCCCTTTACAATTCACCAACGCAAGTAGGAATTGATTTCGGGTCCACGTCCCGCACGTTCCAAATGGCAAACGCCATCTTCTCCCAGAATCCGAACATTCTCTTGGGGGACGGACAGCTTATAGTTATTCTCCAAAAGGTTGCCACTCAAACCTTGGTCTTATCAGGAACTCCGGCGACAGGGGCAACGGAATTAACTTGGGGCGGAAACAACTCGGTTTCGATTCTTTACAACGCCAACGCCTCAACGATTCAATCAGCTATCCAAGGTATTCCTGGACTTTCGGGGGCTACCAGTACGGGGACTTTCCTAGCTAACGATGTGGTTGTAACTATGAACGGAGTCTATGGGACAGCTCCTTCGCTTTTCTCGCTTTCCGCAAACACGATGGGCGTTACTTTATCATCGGCCACCAACTCAGGCGGAGAGTCCATTGGAACGGCTATCACCCGAACCCAGGGCCTTGTCCAATACTTCGGAGTTCTTTCAAATCACACCTTGGCGATCATTGGGCAAACGGACCTCTTGGCGGCCGCCGCAGTCGTCCAACCGCTTCCCTTGATGTTTTTCCCCGTGTCCTATGCCACGGCGGACATTCTTCCGGGCGGCATGATTGACTTGATACGAACTGGCTCATTCACTCAAACCCGTTGCCTTTTCTATGAGGATTCTTCAAGCGGAGGAATCAACGCCGTTCTTTATGCGGCGGCTTACGCGGGGCGGGCTCTTTGCGTGGACTTCTCCGGTTCCTTGACTACGATCACTATGAACCTAAAGCAACTTGTCGGAATCGTGCCGGACCCGAATATCACTACCACTTATCAGGCGGACGCCACGGCGGCGGGGGCGGATGTTTACCTGGCTTTCGGTCAAACCTCAGTTGCGGGAGCGGCAGTCGGAGATACCTTGACTTCGGGGACAAACCAGTTCTTCGACAACATTTACAATATCCTCTGGTTCTCCGGTGCCATCCAAGTGGCCTACTTCAACTACTTGGCCCAGACCTCCACGAAGATCCTTCAAACCGAGGACGGTATGACGGGGCTTAAGAATGCCTTGCGTCAAGTTTGTCTGCAAGGGGTAGGAAATGGATTTTTGGCTCAAGGAATTTGGAATAGTCCGACCACTTTTGGGAACCTCACGGCCTTTTACGCCAATATCGCTCAGACAGGATTTTATATTTATACCTCGCCTATCAGTCAGCAATCCGAAACCGATAGGGCAAACCGAAAAGCGCCACTTATCCAAGTGGCCGTTAAGTACGCCGGGGCCTTGCAGTCGGGCCAAGTCATTATCAACGTGAATTTGTAAAAGGAGACTTCTATGCCTACAGTCGCATTATCAGGAAACGACACGCACGTTATTAACGGAAGGGTTTTGCAAGATTTCGGGGACGGAAACGTAGCCTATCTTACTTTCCCCAATAACGTAGCGGCAATTAAAACCGGCAAGAATGGGAATTCACTCTATGCCCTGAATACTACCGGCTTCCAAGCTAACTTGAAATACCGAATTCTTCGGGGTAGCGCAGACGACCAATTTTTTAATAATCTTTATAACTTATCTTATGCGCCTGGACAAAATTTCGCCGCCACAGTCTTGATGCAAGGCGCTTTTGTTAAAAACATGGGAGATGGAACCGGCTTTATAATTCAGGATACTTACACGGTCATAGGCGGAATATTCGTAAAAGCCCCAGAAGCCTTGACGAATCCCGAAGGAAGCACCGAGCAAAACTTGACTATGTGGGAAATCATGTTCAGTAACACGAGCCGGGTTATAGGCTAAAAATTTAACTTGGGGGGTGAAGATTGAAAGAGATAGCTTTAAACAGCGGGGCAAAATTGGGAGTGGGGGAAGTTCCATGGGAAGAGGCCTTTAAACTTTTCCAAATGATCGTGAAGTCTATGAAATCGGTTGAGGTTGACCCAACCATCAAAAACCTAAGTGAGTTCATATCCGCCCTCATTGGGGCTCAAATTGCGGATGACGAAGTAGGTAAAGCCATGTGGGTCTGTTTGGGCCGGTGTACTTACGGTGGGACTCGAATCACAAAATCCACGTTTGAGGATATGAAGGCCCGCGGTGACTTCATTGACGTTTGTATCGAAGCGGGCCGGGAGATTCTAAACCCTTTTATGAAGGGCCTTTATGTCGCGTTACCACGGCTTACCGAGATGATAATAAATACCCGGAAACCGAAGTAAAGGCCGATGACCCGCTTATAATTTGTTTCAAGCTGTGCGAGGAAGGTTACGCCTCTTCCGTGGCCCAGGCCAAGACCATGGGGGCGCGGGAAGTCCTTCAAGCTTTAAACCGCATCCGTTTTCGGATGGACTGGGAACTAGCTTTCCAAGAGGTGAACCGTGTCAGTTAATGCCGGGGAAATGTACGTCAATTTAGGACTCAAGGGCGACGAAGGAACGGTCGGCAAGCTGAACAAAACGACCGATGCTTTCTCCGAACTTAAATCCATGTCCATCGAGACAAAGGCCACGATATTAGCGGCTTTGGTCGCCCTGGAAAAAGTCGTTTCCACTTCCGGTGAACTCGGTACTACCCTCCGCAATTTCCAAACCCTTTCAGGTATTGCCCCCCAAGTTTTAGAGCGTTACCAATACGCCGCCCAAAAAGCAGGGGTCGCCAACGAGAGCCTTTTAAACTCATTCATCAAACTTCAACAGACAGCTTTTGATATTCGAGCCGGAAAAGGTCTACCGGACTGGCTCACGCCCATTATCACGAGTCTTGCCCAACATGGACACGATATAGGCCCGGACTGGGCCGCTAGGTGGCAAAAAGACCCCACCTTGGGATTCCAGGCGATGCAACAATATGCCAGGGAAACCGATATTGACGTTTCAACTCGTGCCATTACTTTGGAACGAACAGGGCTTTCGGCGGACCTTGTGGCGGCTCTCATGCGAGGGGCTTTGACCCCCAGCAAACTTTCCCAAGTCCCAACTGACGCAATCCTGACTAGTTCTGAAATAGGCCACTTGGACACGATGCGCCAAAAGTGGGATTCACTATGGTCTGTAGTAAGTCACACGGGCGCCAAAATGGTTTCGGACGTTCTGGAATCAAGGGATGAAAGACGCCGGAATCAAATCGAATACTACAAGGAACGCGGGATAGTCATAAACCAGAATATCAACGTCCACGGAAATGGGGATGCTCAAAGATTAAAGAAGGCCGCCCATGATGGAACAATGGACGCCGGAAGGCAAATTTCCCAAACTGTTTCAGGAAGCGGGACAAATAACTAATGGCCATCAACGGAATCCCTAACATCAACTCAATTCCTGGACTCTCCCAAGCGGCGGCGGGACTTTCTAATCTCGTTCTCGTGACGCCTCTCATTTCGCCTAACTACGTCCCGACCGATCAAAACAACAACAGCATCGGGCCTCAATGGATGTTTGACTACGAGGGCGAGAATGTCTTTGAACTCAAGGCGGAAGTGACGAAAAACTTCATACAGACAAATAGCTCGGTCGCCTACCATATCGCTTTGAATCCTGAAATAGTAACGGTCCACGGTTTTAAGGGAGAAGTCTCGAATCTTTTCCCGCCTGGACTTCCGCCGGCCACCCAAGTCAACGCTGTTTTAGGGGCTATCAGCGCTTTTGCGCCGGGTTTCTCGGTGTCGGCCATGAACGTCATCAATGAGGCTAATCAATCCTATCAGGCCATCAATAACGCGGTAAATGGGGTCGTGAATGCCTGGAACTCTCTTGTGAATGGGACTCCAATGCAGACCAAACAACAGCAAATGTTTTCTCTTCTCTACGGATACATGACCCAACAGCTCCAAGGACTTCCGCCTGTTTTGTACCGGGTTCAAATGCCGTGGGGCGTTCTTATCACTATGGCCTTAACGGGTTTGAGGGCTATTCAGGATGAGAAAACGGACACGATCACGGACTTCTTTTTGACCTTTGAGAAACTACGATTCACTGAAGTAAATACCTTGGCGGTACTCCAAGCGACTGGCCGGGCGGTCACTCAATACGCCCCGAATGTAAATAATGGGTCGGCTTCCCTAACGGCGGTGGGATTCTAATGCAACAGATCAATGGAATAACTTCGGGGGCCAATCAGACTTTGACCGTTACTTTGCCGGACGGTTCTTTGCTTTCAATCACACTCATTTACCGGGAGTCTCAATACGCATGGTTTATGAATCTTTCCCAAACACCCGGCACTTTTATTTTGAACGGTTTCCAGGTAGTGAGCGCCGAAACCAATTCCAGCGGGTTAGGGAATATGCTCCGACAGTTCAAGAATCAAATCAGTTTCGGCCTTTGCTGTTTTACTATCAACGACCGGAACCCTACGAACTTGCAGGACTTTGTGAGCCCTGCCACGGGAATCAATCCAGCTTCGGGCCTGTTTCTTTTGAGCGCCGCCGATATCCAAACGTTTGAAAACTACATATCGAGCCTAAAAGTATGAATCCTAAATTTCAATTAACCTACCGGCTTGAAGTGGAGGATAAGTTTGGCCAAATCCAGGTGATTGCTTTTCCATTAACCATTGATTTTTCAATCGAACGAAATACTATGGCCGGATATAACACCGCCGAGTTTACGGTTTTTAACTTGGCCGATAACCTGCGCTCTTTATTGGTTCGCAATAACATCTCATTTTCAGATAGACGGTCAATCAACTTTTATGCCGGGTACGTCAGCCAAGGGCCAAACTTGCCTCTCGTGTTTTCGGGGTACGTTCAAAACTGCGTTTCAAACCGGGATACTGTGGACTGGATGACTACCTTTTCGTGTTTTGACCCAGACCCGATAACTCGAAACAAAAACATTTCCGTTTCCTATGCGGCAGGAAGTTTCCAGTCGGGGAATATCCAAGACATCGTGAACACCTACATGGCGCCCGTGACTTTCGGAAAAATCGGAAACCTATTTCAAGCCAATCCAACCTTGCCGCGCGGGAACTCTTACAGTGGAAGCGCCCTATCCATTCTTCGCAAAATCACGAATAAAAACTTTTTCATCGATAATGGAAAGGCTTACGTCTTGGCCCCTTGGGAATGCCTACCTAATTCGGGGCTGGAAGTGCTTGACGCTACCACGGGTCTTTTGGGGTCTCCGTCTTATGAGCAAACTTACGTCAACTGCAAAATGATATTCGAGCCTCGCATAGTCATGGCCCAGCAAATGGAACTCAATTCAGACCAATCCTATTTGAACGGGACTTTTAAAGTGGTGGCCTTTGGACACAATGGACGCATTTCGGGAAGTTCGGGCGGTGAAGCCATTACGACCGTTTCACTTTATAATCCCTTAAACAGCCAGGGATTGCAGGTGCTTCAATGACCGTTCCACTCAACACGATATTTTATAAAGCCAAGGATTCAGACCTTCATGACTTCCGCAAGGATGATATTCACCTGGATATAAACTGCCATGCCATTGGGACTATCCAATCCTTTAATCCCACACTCCAAACGGCAACGGCTTATATCAACTACCAAAAGGTCATTTACCAAGACACGGGCGGGGGCGTATGGGGACCAGTTCTATTTTCTTATCCGGTTCTCGTGGACTGCCCTGTCCGTTATGACTTTGGTTCCGTGGGTGGCGTTACGGTTCCCTATCAGCAAGGAGATGAAGTGATTATCGGATTCAATGACCGGGATATGGACTTATGGTTTTCGCAAGGGACATCAACACAAGGGCCGAATACGCCACGCTTCCACTCGTTCACGGATGCTTTAATTCTTGGCGGCGTTTCATCCCTGCCTAACGTGATTGATTCCTTTGACGCCAACCGGCCAGCTTTGAGAAACTTGTCGGGGACTTCTTACGTAGCGATAGGAACAACTAAAATAGAATTGGCGGCGAATGGGACAACCCTTAACACCCTTCTTCAACAACTCATTTCGGATATTCAAAATATAACGGTAGCTGTTACAACGGCCCCCGGCACAAGTGGACCTCCACTTAATGCGGCGGCATTGGCGGCAGACGCTTCGGCGATAGGAGAATTTTTACAATGAGTTCTCAATCACTTCAAGGAAACATTATTCGAACTCTTTCCCAATCAGGTGACTTCACCTACGGGAATAATATCTCAGGATACCTCGTGGAAAACGCGGCTATCGGCCAGGACATCACGACCGCAATCGCCTTACAGCTTGGCGAATGTTTTTGGGCCATCAACCAGGGAATCAACTGGTTCTCGTGGCTGGGAAGCAAGAATCCAAACGGCTTAAACCTCGCGATAGCTTCTGTCATACTAAATAGAAATAATGTTTTAGGCCTCAATGGCCCGCCTTACGTTTTGAACCGTAACAGCCGGGCTTTCGATGTGACTTGGGACGTAATCACGGTGTTTAGTTCGTCTTTTCCGGGCACTTCAAATATAGTTTTAGTCGGAGAATAAAATGCCAGCTATTACAGGAAACCAACTTAACGGGTCAGGACTCACGCTCGCCAACCAAGCGGAGATAACCGCCTATTTGACGACCAACTACCAAGCCATTTATGGGCCTCAAATCAACTTGGGGCCGAACACACAGGACGGCGAAATGCTCGCCATTTATGTCCAATCAACTTTGGACGAATACGATATCTTTGCCACACTCTACGCCTGTCGGGACATTAACCAAGCGGTAGGAACCCAACTCGACACGCTCATTTATTGGATACAACGTTTGGGCGGCACTTACAGCCAGTATTTAATTACGATCACGGTTTCGCAGGCCTTGACGCTTTACGGGCAAGATCAAACTACCCAGCCCGTTTTTACCATTGCGGACGCATCAGGGAACCAATACCAGCTCGTTTCAACTCATTCTTTCAGTGGGGCCGGAACAGTTGCGGGATTCGTGTTTGAAGCGGTAGACCCTGGGGCAGTGGAATCGGGTGCAACTTCAATCACAGTTCCAGTTACGAATGTCTTGGGAGTAACATCTTTCACCAATCCAAGTGGGACGCCTTCGGTTCTCGGTATCAACGCCGAAACGGACGCCGCTTTCAGGCTTCGGGCACTTGCTTCAGTGGCTATCCCAAGCCAAGGATTTTTTAACGGGCTTTATGCTGGACTCTCAAACATCCCCGGCGAATCAAAGATTATCCTTTGCGAAAATTATCTCCAAAGCACCAGCCCCAATGCCGCCACGTCCGTCCCAGGAATACCCGGAAACTGTATCTGGGTGATTGCACAGGGTGTCGCTTCTCCGGCCACGATTGCCCAAACGATTTATAACCAGCGGTCTTTAGGATGCAACATGAAAGGCGCTCAGTCCTACAATATCACCCAAGCGGACGGTTCAACTTTTACGGTTTATTGGGATAATGTGGTGGAAGAAAACATCTTCATCAAATTCACAGCCACTTCAATCAATGGGACAACGCCGCCTCAACTCGCTGCTATCCTTGCGGGACTTCCAGCACTCTTACAACCCGTCATTGGGGCAACAATGAACGTCAATCAAGTTCAAGCCGCCGTCCAACAAATTGACCCCAATACCCTAGTCACAAGCGCCGGACTTTCGACTACTTCAGGCGGTTCCTACACGAACACGCTCTCACCCACGGCGGCGAATTATCAATTCCAAGTTTTGAGTGCGAACATTATCATAACGCCAATGATTCTGAATCCGTTGACCTCAACCGTGGCTCATTCAACGGGAACCGTCAACTTCCAAGCCCTCGGAGGATATGGGACGATCACCTATTCCATCTCGACCAATAACAGCGGCGGGTCAATCGACAGTTCTACTGGGGTCTATACGGCAGGGGCCACTCATCCAGCAACAGACACGATCACAGCAACAGATTCCTTGTCTAACACAGCCACGGCAACGGTCACGGTGACTTAATGACACAGCCAACGAATACCACGGAATTTCAAAATTATTACAGTGCGTTATTACCCCTTCAATTTCAAAAGCCGAACGCTATTGCCACGATTGAAACGGAAGTCTATCCGGTTCTCATGCCCCAAGACGGAGGACTCGTAACCGACAACGAAGGGGACATCGTAACGGATAGCGAAGGGTATCCCGTAACCGTCCTAGACCCGGACGCCGCACCCATTTTACCGCTTGCGCTCTTGCCGGCCTTTAACTTAGCGACGGCAGTAGGACAACAGCTCCAATTTATCGCAGAGGGAATAGGAGCAAAAAATTACGGGTATAATCTTTCGGGCCAATATGTCACGCTTCCTGATTCTCAATATCGATTGCTTTTAGCGGCTGTCCAAGGAAAAAACTATTTGGTGGCGACTACCGCGGCGATTCAGGCGTTCGTGGCTCAATACTTTTCAGGCATTATGAGAGTCAGGGATGAAACGGAAATGAGGGTAAGTTATACTTATCTCGCTCCACTCGGTTCTTTACCGTGGGCTGAACTTTTCATTTCTCAAGGATTTTTACCAAGACCACTGGGCGTTGAAATGGGATTGATTATTGGCACAGCTTTCTGGGGGTGCATAACTTACTCGATTCCTACACCGCCTTCATGGATTCGACCGGGATGCACTTACTCGGCACCTGTCACTTCACCAACGCCGATTTTACTTTATTCAGACGTGATTACGCACTAAAAGGAGATTTACATGGCCAGGATACCAAGAGTCACAAACGTTACTTTCGGAGGAAATGCGGGGGCTGTCCCTGGCGGGACAGGAGTTTTTGGAAGTTTGGCAGCTGGTACACCAACCGAGTCCGTTAATGTGGCTACGATCATGGCCGCCGCCGCTTGGTCAAATGGTTGGGGTTCTGCGCTTGTGAATCTTTTTCCTGCTCAAGAAGATTTAAACTCAGTTCCCTTTGTTCTCTCTCAACAAATCGGGGAAATACTTCAAGATGGGATTGCGCCTTATGACGCTGGAACAACCTATTATCAGTATTCTTTTTGTCAATTAAACGGACTCGTTTATATCTCCCTCACCAATGCGAACACCAACAACAACCCGAGCTCGTCCACGGAAAATTGGAGCGTTTATTTTGCCGGAGCCCCCAACTATTACGGCGGGGTGGATTCGGGAACTCAAAACGCCATGGCCTTAACCATTGCAAATTTCCCAACACAGGCCAACATTCAAAACGGAACAATTTTAACTCTTATTACAGCTAACGGGAATACTGGCCATACAACTCTGACAATCAATGGTGAAACTTATTTAGTTTACGACAGTCTGGGACAACCTTTAAGCGGTTTTGATTTTCCATCTGGGCAGATTTTGACTTTGGTTTACATCAATCCAGATTGGGTAATCATTAATTACTTCACCAGTTCCAGCAGGAATTTTTACGCTGTGGCGGGCGGTACCGCAAACGCTTTAACCGCAACGATTCCAGGGCTCATGTTAAAACCCGGAACACAATTATCGATAAANGCAACGACCAATAATACAGGGGCAGTCGATATCACGATCAGCGGAAGTTTGGTTTCGGCGATATGCGATTCAACGGGTTCCCCATTGAGCGGCGGAGCTCTTATAAATGGAACAGTTTATTTATTGATTTTTGACGGTTCTGTTTGGCGAATAGTGGCATAAAAGACTGAGGAGGAAACGATGAAAATTAAATTTCTTGTTTTGGCTTTATTGATTTCGGGCTGCGGGCCCACCAAGTTCTCACAGACGCCGGAACCGACTCCGATCGGCGCATAATTTGATTTTGGCTAACAATAGCGGATCTTCTTCTCCTGGAAATCAATTCATCATCTACAACTATTCTAATTTGACTATTCCGGCTGGCGGCTTTTGTAGGGCTCGTTACATTGGCGGTGATGGCCAATGGTTTGTTTACATCTAAGCTGTAAAGAAACTAGACAACTCAAAATTATCAATGGTTGTCCAATTTGGCTGAATCTGTAATAATTAAGTTAAGGGTGACACTTGCCAAGGATATGTGCAAATAAAAATTGCAAACAAAAAAATCCTCAATCAAACGGTATATTTTGAAATTCCAGGAAAAAGAAGGAACGAAAAACTAAACCCCGTGGGGACGGGGCAGGCTTCAAAGACCAGGGGGGATTCTATGTTTAAGCGCATTGCGTTTTTATTTCTGATTTTCGGGCTTGCGGCTTCGGCCAAGGCCCAAGTTTCTGCCATCACGATCACTGGAACTTATCCTACATGCGCCGCTATCGGGCAATCTATCGCTGTGACATTCACTATTACAGATGATGGAAGTTATGGGACGGTTCTTTATGACGTTTTGTTTTCTGCTTCTACGACAGCCAGTTCTTCGGCTTATTCCGGCAGACTCCAAGCCTCTATGAATTGTTCGGGTGATGCTGGATGGAACTTCAACGATAATGGAAATGTTACGAATACAATCATACAAAACGTAACAATCCCAGCGGCAATCTATTCAGGAAATATTATTGTTATCGCCGGAGAAAATATAAATTATTTAACCTGTTCAAGTCCTTCAACATATACGGCCTATGCTTATCCCTGCACCCCTACAAATACACCAACCAATACCGCAACTTTTACGCCTTCAGCAACTCCTACTAAAACTCCGACTTTTACCACTACTAATACCCCAACTATAACCTCAACTTTTACCATCACCCAAACGCTCACTAAAACCGGAACTATGACTGCCACCGCAACAACTACAAATACAGGAACCAATACCTCAACTTTTACAACTACAGCCACCCCCACGAATACTTTTCAATATACAGCGACCCAAACACCGACTAGTACACCAACGAATGTTCCGTCTTATACTCCCACTATTACACCAACTGTGGGAATTCCTCTCTGGAATAAAGTTTTAAACACTTTTGACCCATGGCAGGATTCTAAACCTTCTCAGACTGTTACTCCCGGAGTTGGACAGGTTGATGATGCTCGGTTGAATTCAACGGTTGGACAACTCGCACAAAATCAATTAAATGCTACGGCGACACAAAACGCCATAAACTCATTCACTCCAACTCCCACAGGTTCACCAACCGCAACCCCCACCTTTACGCCTACGCCTCAAATTATTAGAAATATTGGAAATTCATACTCTCAATTTGTGACCTTTGCGGGAAGTATCTCGCAGTATTCAAATGTGGTGACTATAACTAGTTCTCAAATTTCAAAAAATGGTACTTTCGTGCCCAGTGAAATGGTAATGTTTGGAGTTAGCAACATGCCAGTAACAGGACAAATTGNTTGTATTATCGGATATTCGGCGGATGGAGCAANTCAAGCCCAAGGTGGGGCAAATACTCAAGCCCTTACATTGGTGTTTGCGGCTGGTTACTCAAATGGAAATACTTATCAAATACCGGCTGTTTTAAATCTTTCTCCTTCCGGTTCACATCCTCCGGGGGATTATTACTATTTCAATGCTCCACAGGCTGTTACCCAATTAGCCACTATTACTCCATCGGCTACTCTTCAAATTGTTTTGCAAATTGAATTTTTTGGTGAATACGCTTTTTATAAAAAAGATAATTATTATTTGGCTTATTGGAGATTACCCAAAGGAGTGTTAGGCCCTGAAAAACCAGTTTTTATTACTCACAATCCAAATTCTTACTTTTGGAACCACGGATAAGAAATTGAAAACTTTATTCTTCTTCCTCTGGGCAAGCCTAGCTTGTGCCATTGATTACAACCCAATACTAGGAGACAACCCGAAGTCGTTCACGAATGGGACGATGATCTTGGAAGGCGGAGTAGGTTCGGGCCTGGGGCTAGGCGGAATGATCGCTTGCGATACCGACCCCGTCATGAAGAAGCTGGACTTCATGCCTAGCGTGATGGTGACACTGGCAACGGCCATGATGGACTTGACGCCGATCAGCCAGGGTGCCACGAACGGGCGAAAGAGGACCGAAGAGTTTTTGACCATTAACGGCATGATGTGGGGAAGCTACGGAGCGGTGAAGTTATTTAACTTTTGAGGTGAGAGCATGAAGTTTTTAATTTTGATGGCGTTACTTTTGACGACTCCATTGTTTGCCCAACTTGCTTCCCAGGATTTTGGCGCGGACACTGAGAACATTACGACCAACGAAGGCGTTCCAATAGGCAATAACCATCGGGTACAAGTTACCCACAAGAAACACCATCACCACAAGAAAAAGGCGGTTCGTAAATGAAAAAACTACTGGCGGTTTTGATCTTCTTGTTATTGGCGGCACAGGTTGAGGCCGTTCCACTTCGGACTTTGAACAATGCCACACCAACCAATCCCGAAGTTCCACCCGCACAATTCCAGGGGACTTATTCCCAGATGCAATCGGAACCAGTAAGTCTTTTGATCTGTGGAGATAAATGGGACACGACCGACACAAACACTGAATATGCATGGAACTGTTCGGCTTCTCAATGGGTATTTTCGTTTAGCTTTGCGCTCTCCCCAACACCAACGATAACACCGACACCTTCAAGCACCTTTACTTGGACCATTAGTCCTACTGGAACATTTCCGACTTATACGGCTTCGCCCACTAATACACCGACCGCAACCGGAACACTTGCCACGGCTACGATCACTCCAACACCTACGATCATTCCGACCGCTTCGTCTCAAACTCAACCCAAGATAGATATATTTTTAGTGGCCGGACAAAGCAATGCGGTTGGACAAGGTGTTGCGGCCCAATCTCCGCATGTGGCCGGATTTCCGATATTTCAATACTATCAAGGGAAAGTCACGGCGGCGAATGACCCTGTAGGAAATGCCAATTATGGAAGCGCATGGCCTTCGTTCGGACTTGCTTATTTCATGGCTACGGGCCACGCAATCATGTTCGTTCCTTCCGCCGTGGATGGAACAGCCCAAACTCAACCCGCCGATCAAGGAAGCGGAAATTGGAGTCCAACTGGAACGCTTTGGGGAATATCGGTCGGACTTTATCGGCAAGCCATCGGAGCCGCCGCCGCCTTGGGATATATTCCGGTAACAAAAGGCATTCTTTGGTGTCAAGGTGAAGAGGATGGAATCGCCATCAACAATTCTGTGGAGTCTCAAGGCCAATACTACAACGCTCTTGTTACCATGATTGCGAATTATCGAAATGTTTTCGGGTCAAATCTTCCTTTTTATATTTTTAGGACAGGTCTTGGATTCGATACTAATTCGGATACTGGATTTTCCGATGTTAGGCAATCTCAAGATGAAGTCGGAGAAACTGACCCTAATACTTTGGTGGTCTTTAGGAATGCTGTTGATTACTCACTTTACGGCTATATGATTGACGAATATCACTTCACGCAAGCCGGTTATAACGAAATGGGAAGTATTGGTGCATCAAATGTTGTTTCCGCAAATGCAAAAGCAGATTTCCAACCTGTTCCAGTTAGTACACCAAATTATCCTGGTTATCCAGGCATAGGTCAAAACGATGTTTATTATTCACATGGATTGGCAAATATTGGACCTTTAGATTTTGGATATGTGCCAGGCCGTCTTACAGTTTCAAATAATTTATCGCCTCATAATGGAACTAGTAAAGATTGGTCTTACTTTTTGTCAAATGCTGGTAATTCTCCTGGGGAGGCTCCCGACCCCAATGCGACCTATGGATACATGTTCGGTTGGAATGTAGATGACGGAGGCGGTGAGTTAGAACAACTTATTGGAACTGGAATAGGTTCCAACCCTAGATTCACTTGGGGTTTTTGGAATGGAACGTCGAAAGCTCTGGATATGACATTGTTGACGAATGGAAATCTTGAATTAAGTGGAGCATATTTTAGCAATAATGTTCCGGTGACTGTGGCCGGTACTTCCGGGAATTATGTATGGACTTCCCCCCAACAAGGCGTAGCTGACAAAATCATAAATATCCATTTTAACGCCTACGTTAACACGGCCCCTACAACCATTACTTTTCCGACTGTTTACGAATATTCGCCTTATGTTTTCTCTACCGGCGTGACTTATACAGCGTCAGCGGCGACAACTATAACGGTTGTTCCGATTGTGGCGGGCGCTCAAACTGGATGGGTTCGACTCGAAGGATTTTAGTCAGCACTTCACTTTATAGGGGATGAGATGGCCGATCTTATAAAATTCCTTTTTGAACTGATCTTTGGGTTCCTAAAGGGCCACGATACGAACAAACACAAACGCATTGCGGCCATCATAATCATCGGACCGCTTTTAGCTTTAAGTGTCTTGGAAGTGGTTGGAGTAGTGGAACGGTTTCAGTGGTTCAAGGCTCACCCGGATTCGGGCTATCAAAACTCACGGATGCCCCCGCCTACGATGGACGCAGGGGCAAGCGCAAGGGAAACAAAATGAACGAAAAACGAGACCCAGAGCATACCGAGGAAATGAAGCGAATCTTTATGACCTTGGGAAAAGTCGAAATGCGCTCTGTGGCAAAAGAGGCGTTTAAAGAGGCCTCGAAAGAGTTCTTGGAGTCCATTTATCAGCGGTTCGGAAAGTGGTCGCTTTACGCTATTGGAGCGGGCCTTATCACCTTTTTAATGACGGCGGCTATCTATGCGGCGGCCTGGTTGAATGGATGGAGACCGCATTGAGCGACTTTTTGCCGGCCTTTAACCGTACTATGAATTTTGAAGGCTACGATCTTGAGGATGTCCCGGGCGACTCTGGCGGCCTGACCTTTTGCGGAATAGCCCAAAATCCAAATCCAACATGGCAAGGCTGGCCGATCATTCAGCAATACCTACAAGCGGGGCCGGATTTCGAGACTGCCAAAAAGAACGCTTTAGCGGACAAGAACCTTTGGGGAATGGTAGAAGTCTTTTACGAGGATGGAATTTGGGCCGCTAACTTTTTAGGGCAACTCGTTTCTCAAGAATTGGCAAACCAGGCTTATGACGCCATTGTCAACTTGGGAACGTCCCGGCCTGTCCGCTGGCTTCAAATGCTTGTCAATGTCGAACAGGATGGGAAGATGGGGCCTGAAACGGTTGAGGCTTGCAATAATGACAAGGATCCTGCTTCGTTAGTCCTGACGTTTATCGGGATGCGAAAGGCTGAATACGAGAGCATTGTTACCAGAAACCCGGAAGATGAAAAGTTTTTGGACGGATGGTTAAGCCGTTGTATGCTTTCAGTTTAATTTCCAACGGACCCCAAAATCCGGTGGTTGTTCCCGGCCCATTCACCTGAACTTACGTGGGGCCTCGATGGAAGGGAACGGAAAATGAATTATCGAGGACCGTTCAAGGGGAGCCGGGGCGCTTCTCTCTTCCGAAACGTATGTCAACCCCTTCGNGCTNTCAGGAATGCTGG